TACCCTGCACTAAAAGAAGGCACAAATGAGGTTATGGGTTGCCATACCACTCGTGCTGAGGCTGCTGCACAGATTTATGCAATCAATCGCTCTGAAGGCAACATAGGAAAAAGCATGAATGAAATTAAAGAAGGCGACTTCGTAATGGGAATGACCTCTGAAGGAATGGTTCACGGAATTGTTGAGCACATTATGATAGAAGGCGGAGTCTATGGGGTTCCTGGAACAGAATATGCAATTCAGTCTATGCCACCAGAAAATCCAGCGATGGCTGTTAGAATTTATGAAGAAGAAGATGGTAAGTGGGAGCCAACCGCATATAGTATTGGAATGATGTACAAGGATGCACAGGTTGTAGATATAAACAACCACACTATGGAAGATGATAAAGAAGAAGTGGATCCAGAAGTTGCAATGGCAATGTATGATTCATTAATTGGAAAATCACAAGAAAAGGAAGATGAAATGGAAAAAGCAAAAAAGCCTAACTATGGTGAAATGATTCAACCACGTCGTGGTGGATCAACACCTTCTAATCCAAGACTTTATGCAAGAGTTGTGCAGGCAGCAAAAGATAAATTTGATGTGTATCCATCTGCAGTTGCAAACTCTTGGGTTGTTCAAGAATACAAGCGTCGTGGTGGAACATATAAGTCTGAAAAATCATCACAGTCAGATAACTTTTGGAATGGATTTTTAAAATAATGCCAAAGAAAAAAGCACAATCATTTAATGCAACACAAATTAAGGACGGAAAAATTGTACGCATGAATAAAAACGGTACAGTTAAATCTATTGTTGGTCCATATGAAGTAAAGCATCCAAAGAAGGACAAGTAATGGCAGAGACATACTCACCTAATGCAGGCATGAAGGCTGCTGCAAGACGTGCTTTGAAGTGGAAAGAAGAGGGTAAGGCTACAGGTGCTGGAACTCCAGTAGGCTGGGGTAGAGCAACAGACATTGTTAATGGTGCATCTATGTCGCTTGATACTGTCAAAAGAATGTACTCTTTCTTTTCACGTCATGAAGTAGATAAAAAAGGTAAAGGTTTCTTTGATGGACCAGAGTTTCCATCAAATGGAAGAATAATGTGGGACGCATGGGGCGGAGATGCAGGTTTTGCATGGAGCCGTAGCATCGTTGAACGTGAAAAAAGCAAGACAGAAAAGGTTTGGCAAGGAAGTCCATTTAGTTTAAAGGGGAAATAAGCATGGAAGATTTAACGATTGATGAATTAAGACAACTACTTACATTCTACAAGCAAAGAGCATCAGATGTAGAGTTTACTTTGTTGCAAACACAGATAAAACTAAATAAGTTTATCTCTGCTCAATTAGTTTCAGATCAGAATGTTTCAAAAAAAGAAGCACCAGAAAAAACAACTAAATAATTAGGGGAAAAATGCAGGCTATTTTAATTATCGGCTTGACATTGATTTGTTTTTCATCTATAATTATAGTAATGAACAAAAAAAGAAAAAAGTCTTTTAATAAAATATTATATCGTCAAAGCGATATGCACAATATATTAAAAGATTTTTTCTTTAAAGATATTTTTGATGACAAAGTTGTTACATCTCAGTCTAAAATTTGGAAAGAGAAACAGACAACAAGGGTAGTCATAATAGATCAAAAGGCATATTGGGTATCAAACAACATGTTCTATGTTGGAGATACAGTAGATGGGAAGGTTAGACCAGAAACTGGTAGACCTTTAGATACAACTAAGATGTCAAAAAAAGAAATAGATAAGATGTTATTCATCCTGGATAACTTAAAGAATGGGAAACTAAATGATAGTGGCAGTACAGGGAACTAATGAGTTTGATGACTATAACCTATTCCTTCGTGCTATAAGTGTTGCTTTATCTGGAATGAAGGAAGAAGAAAAGGATTTTATAATTTATTCTGTTGGTCCAACAAGGGTCAACTCTTTTGTTTCAGAGTTTTCAAACCTTTCAGAAAGAGGAATGAAAGCAAGAGGTCGTAAGATAAAGTTTTACAAAGTTCCAGAAAGTTGGGTACATGACAACATGGATCAAGTAAACTATTTTGCATTTCTTAGTAAACCAAAAGAGCCAGTATCCAAACTAACTACTTTCGCAGAATCAAAAAATGTAGAAGTAGGAATATTCCGTTACTAAAAGAAAGTACAAACATGATAATTAATTCGTTAGCACATATGGAAAAAATTGTTTCAAAGAATAAAGAACTTGAATGGGTAGGCTGGGACGTTGTAGAGCGTAAGAGATCAGACCTTGCAAGAACATCTCCAAGTGGAGTGCGTGTAAAAAGTACATGGTACCTGCAAAAAACCTTTAACCTTAATCGTAATGGTTGGGATATTCCAAACAAATACGGTCAGTAAATGAAGCAACATTTATGGAAAGATCAAGCAGCGTGTCTTGGTCTTGATACTAATATATTTTTTGATAAGTATGAAGACAATGTAGATGTACGGCCAATTGTAGATTCAATGTGCCAAAGATGTCCAGTATCAAAGGTTTGCTTTGCTAACGGTGTTTCTGGAAAAGAGTACGGTGTTTGGGGTGGTGTATTTCTTGAACTTGGTAATATATCTAGAGAGTTTAATAAACATAAAACTAAACAAGACTGGGCTAATACCTGGCAAGCATTGACGATGGAGAATAAATGAAAATATTTAAAATAAGAGCAACAGAAGAGTATTCAGATAGTTTTTTTAATATTTTTCCTGCAGAAGATTTTATTCCAGAGTGGTATAGGAAAAGTCCTTCAAAAATAAAAGGAGAAATCACTGAGTTATTAATAAATGCTCCATACTCAGTAACTTCAACATATAAAAAATGTACTCCAGTACTAGATGCAATTACTTCTGGATACGTTGTTGCTCTATCTGCCGACATTGAGGTAATATTAAAGGATGATGGATCTCCATATATTATGTGGAGAACCATGAGAGATATTATATCTTTTCATAGCGCAGAGCAGTGGGAAGGGCTTCCATGTCCAAGTGGGTATTTTCCTTTTGTATATAAATGGAATAATCAGTTTACAATTAATACTCCTTCTGGATATTCATTATTATTTACTAAGCCTTTTAATAGGTTTGACTTACCATTTGAATCAGTATCTGGTATTGTTGATACAGATGCTTATGATATGCCAGTAAATTTTCCATTCTTTATTAAAAAAGGATTTACTGGTATTATACCTAAAGGAACACCAATTGCTCAAATTATTCCAATAAAGAGAGAGTCTTGGAGTAGAGAGCATATTGAATACGATAAAGATTTTCATATGATTGCAATAGATAAGTTTCGTTCAACAATTAAAAGATCTTATAAAAATAATTTTTGGAATAGAAAAACTTATAAATAATGTATACTGAAAATATGCGTAGAATTGTACATAATTTAATTCCACCTAAAAACTTTGGAGTTGACATTATTGATAATACTAGTTTTTTAACTATTAAATTAAATGAAAAACAGTTTATAAAAATGTCACATGATGAAAAAATTGCAGCACTGCAGTATGTAATTAAATTAAAAAATGCACTTGAAGAAAACGGTGCTATTATTTTAATAACAAGAGAGGCAATAAAATGAAAAAAAACATAATAACCTTTGAAGCACAAAATGAGCATGTTTGGGAAATAAGAGAAAGACCAATCCCAGCAAGTAAAGCGATTCCAAAATGGTGGAAAAATATACCAAAATATTCTACAGAAGACGGAAAGTTGAGGGTTGACCCATATGCAAGCGTTACTGTTAAGCAATGCGCCCCATCAAAAGATATGTTTATGTCTGGATATATTATTACTCTTTGGGCAGACCTTATTGTAACAAAAATAGGTGAACAACAGATTATTCAGTGGGTTACTAGCCAGCCACCAATAGAAAAATGGAGCGATCAACAGGTTGCTGGATATGAAGTTCCAAAGGGATGCTCTCCTGATGTTTTTAAATATTTACACGGATGGACAATTAAAACTCCGCCAGGATGGTCTACACTATATATGCAACCAGTAGGGTATCAGAATAATCCTATTAAAGTTATTAATGGAATTGTTGATACAGACATTCTTCATTCTCAAATAAATGTTCCATTTTTTATCGATAAAGATTTTGAAGGAATTATTGAAAAAGGATTACCAATTGTTCAAATAATTCCTATTAAAAGAGCAACTTGGGAATCAAAAGTAGAATTTATAAATAATAGAAGAGTTGAATACATTTTAGAAAAAATTAGAACAAAAATTTATGGATATTATTCATCTATTCGTGAAAAAAAAGTTTACAAGTAATGAGAATATTTATATCTATTGCTTCTTATCGTGATCCAGAACTTCAGTGGACAATTAAAAGTGCTATTGAAAATGCTAACAATCCAGAGAACTTGTACTTTGGAGTTGTTCATCAAGGTGTTGATTCAGAACTTTTTAGTTTTGATGGTATAAAAAACATATCTTTAATAAAAATGCATCCAAAAGAAGCAAAGGGTGCAGGCTTTGCAAGAGCAAAGGCTATGGAACTATATTCTGGACAAGAGTACTTTCTTCAAATTGATTCACATACAAGATTTGTTCCTGGCTGGGATTCAATATCTATTGATCAGTTAAATAGGGCTAAAAATATATCTGGTCATAGTCGTGTATTATTATCATACTTCCCAGCCCCATATGAGCCAGAAAGAAATGGCGGTATGTTTTTAGTTAAAAATAATCCAAAAATAAAGTCATACCCAACTAGACAAAAGATATTGTTAAATAAAAGAAAACAGTGGACAGCAGAAAGATTTGAGTTTGAGAGCAAACTAAAAGAAAACCCAGAACTTTCTGAGACAGTTCTTGGTGGATTTATTTTTTCAGATGGTTCAATAGTTAATGAAGTGCCTTATGATTCAGAGATTAGTTTCTTTGGTGAAGAGGTTTGCTTTGCCATGAGATCATGGACAAGGGGATGGGATATATATTCTCCTTCAAAAAATATCGTATACCACTTTTATTCTCGTGGAGGATATAGTAAGATATGGAAAGATAGAAATCTACGTGGAATATCTTGGAAAGAGTTAGAAGAAATATCATATAACAAACAAAAAAGAATTCTTTGTGGTGAAGAAGAAGGTGTATTTGGTGCAGGGTCTGTAAGAACACTTGCCGAGTATGAGATCTTTACTAATACTAACTTTAAAGATTTTTATAGTTTGACAAAACCACAGTGTTAGGATATAATTAAAACATGTGGAGTAGTGATATAAAAGATATTTTTATTGTTGTTTTTGCAACATTGTCAGTTTGCTTTGCAGCATCATACCTATTAGTTTTAAGACAGTCCATTAAACTTAAAAGAGATGTTTCAAAACTTTTTATTGAAAAGACTTTGCTTCAAGAGTATGTTGATATAACTAAATCTACAAAGATAAAAGAAGATTTAGATGATTCAATACACAAAGAAAACTTTATTAAATTTCTTTCTGATTCTAGGCTTTGGGCATTTGAATATATTGAAAGTGTTCAAAAAGGATTAACTAAATTTGTTAATAATGTTGATGCAGACATATCTTATTTTGATGAATACGGGGATGCATTGTCTATGTCAAGGCCAGATTATCCATCTATGAAAAATATTTCAAAAGCGTATAAAGAATTAAAAACATTACTTCCAGAAGAAAAGGAAACATTATAGTGAAAAAAATAATAAATTTTTATCCAAGAGATTATGAAGTAGATTCATTATTAGATGCTCCAATCGTAGCAAAAAAAATAGTTCCAGAATGGTATAAAAACCTTGGATCTTCTTATGTTGGAAAGTTAGGATTTGATTTACCTGGACCTCAAAGGTGTCTTCCATTTTTAGATCCTTTTATATCTGGATATATACATGAACTTGCATGTGATGTTGAAGTGATTAATTCTGGCTGGAGTGAAGAAAAACAACAAGAAATTATAACTTATAAGTGGGCAGCATCACATTTAACAAAAATAAGACCAGTAATAACAAGACAAGAAGAAACTAATGCTCCACATGCTTTTCCCGAATTTCCAGGTTATTATAATGTTGAATTTCAATGGTATACGATGTGGGATCCACAAACACCACCAGGATATAGCACAATATATACACATCCATTTAATAGGTTTGATCTGCCATTTCAAACTATGACTGGAATAATTGATACAGATAAATGGCACGGAGCAGGGCCAGTTCCATTTTTATTAAAAAAGGGTTTTGAAGGATTAATTCCAGCAGGAACTCCAATAATTCAATTCTTTCCATTTAAAAGAGAAGATTGGGAATCTAAAAGAATGGAATATGATTACAAAAGAGATATGAAAAAAGAATATTCATTAAAAAAGTTTCTACAAAATGGATATAGAAAAGATTTTTGGTCAAGAAAAAACTATTCATAGGAGAATAAGTGAGAGATATATTATTGTCAACACTAACAGGTTTTGGATGTGGTGTAGTATTTGCTGCATTCAAATTACCAGTTCCAGCACCACCAGTTTTTGCGGGAGTCGCAGGAATTGTAGGGCTATGGGCTGGATATGCTATACTAATAAAAGTTCTATCCTAGGAGGAAAAATGAACACAGAACAACTAAAGGCACTACTTGCATCATACGGACGTTCAGTCCTTGCATCAGGCCTTGCACTATACATGGCAGGCGTAACAGATCCAAAGGATCTATGGACTGCACTTGTTGCAGCAATCGCACCAGTGGCAATTAGAGCAATCAATCCAGCAGACAAGGCTTTTGGTATCTTGCCAGATGCTAAGGCTGTAGAGACCGCTCTGAAGGCTGCTAAGGCACCTGTAAAGAAGAAGGCACCTGCTAAGAAGGCAGCGCCAAAGAAGTAATATTTACTTACAGAATCGCCAGTCTAGAGATAGGCTGGCTTTTTTGTTTTACGAGTTAATTAAGTTTATGTATTTATCTCTTAGTGACTCTGTTGAAAAATTAAGAAACCCAAGATCAAATGCCTCTTGTTTAATTAAACTATCTTTCTTTTCCATGTAATCATCAACTATTTTTGCAAGAGTTTTTGGATCAATATCATACACATCAATAATAGCCTTAGCCTTAAATTCATCAATCTTTTTTGCCTCTACCGTCCACCTATCAGGAAGGATGGCGTTGTTTGGAGAAATGCGGGGCATAAAAACAGGTAGCCCACTAAGAAGAGCCTCATTCATAGGTAAACATAGTCCAGCATACCTTCTAGGCAATACCATTGCATCATAGCCAGAGTAAAGATCTTCTGGTTCTTTTGTTGTATTGGTTTGAATAGTTAGTCTTTCATTAGTATTTCTAATACCTAAGTCAGTTTGAGTTTTAATTACAACTTCGTAATCTCCCTCAGAATACTTAAGCATCTCTATGACAGAGTTAGTGCCATTTCTATCTTTAACTGCAGCCTTACCACCAATATGTAATATACGATTATGACTCTTTGACATATTGTTTTCTTTTGCATTCTTAAAGTTTTCGTGGTTTGTTGGTGGCGGTAGATAAACAACCTTACAACTATCACCAAAAAGTTTAACTATCTTATCCATATTCCATAGGCTAGGTGCAACAAGTACGTCTGGAAGTGACCACTCTGTATGTACAAGGTTTCCAAAGAACTCATAGTTATATTGAAGTATTGTCTTAACTCCACGAGATCTTGCTATATCAATAAATCTTGGACTATAAAATGTTTCACAACTAATTACTACGTCAACATCTGTAATGAAGTTTGCTATTTCAGCAGTTGTTGGAAAACCTTTTAGTGTAGCAGTATAGTTATATCCATCATACCAGTCAAAATGTTGCTTATTTTGATTAAAGAACCTTGAATTAATAAGCATAATCTTGTCAGGGTTTAGCATGTTAACCAATTCTCTGGTTTGATTACCAAGACCAGTATCATCACATCTTGCAATTATTCCAATTCTCATTCAGAATACCCCCAAATAAGATCATCGCTAGTATACTTTCTTGTGCCTTGACGACCATCTAAATGATATGATCTTTTTATATTTCCTTCTGGATGATATATCCATAACTTATGCTTATTCCATCCATCTTCAGAAAAAACACCATATGGAGAAATATCATCTTGAATTCTTCCATGCGTTGTATCTTCAATAAAAGCAAAATCTTCTACTTCTGGAAGAATAACTTTTCTATAGTATTCAACAGTAGAAAGATGTGGCCTTTGGCTCCACTGAGATGTTTTCATAAATCCATTATCTAGTCCAAACATTAAATGACTGTGTGGTTCAGGTATTGATGATTCAAAATGAAACCTTATTGTGTTTGCTTTGCCATACTCAATCATATCTAAACACTTGTCCCAGTCAATCTCAACATCAGGAGTGAGTGGAGCATCTCCTTCAACATAAAGAAGGCAAGATGTATTTATAAGGTTAATAGTCTGCTTCAACATTGTGCTTTGATGACTATGCCTGTCAAATATAATTGGCAAAACATTTTTATATTGGTGAAGACACTTCCATAAAATTCTATTTTTGTATTCATCGTAATCCTCTTTGCGGTGCAATTGCTCTGATCTTAACCCATCAATCTGCATTATTATTTCATTACTAGGAAAATGATGCCTAATAGATTTAATAGTTTCATCTATCATGTCAATGCTTGGATGTGCTGGAATTATTGATGTTGCAAGGATTATTGTTACATCTCTTTTATGCATTTATCTGCCTCATAATCTTAATTCCTAAATCTCTTTTTTGTTTGATCCACCAACAGACTACTTGGTGCATATTGTTTGGATACTGATCTAATAATTTTGGAACTAATCTATTAAGTTCATTCCAGTTTGATACATAATTAAATGGAACATTAACTCCAAACATGTTTTTATAAAAATCTGTTTGTATTCCTTTTGGATCTAGTGTATCTGCTATTGGTAGTGTTAACAACTCTATTGACTCAAAAAATCTAAATGTATCTATTACTGCTGCGCCAGATGGACATGGTGCAATCTTTGCACTTGCAAGTTTGGCATAGTAATCTTTTGGTTTATCTCCTTGTGAAAAACCTTCTGTTGGTCCATACAGAGAGTTCTTTAGCGTTGGCATAACATGAGATAACTCTACCCGTCTTTGATGAGTAATCTGTCCACCAAAATAAACATCGTATTCTTTTTCTTTATATTCTGGAGAATTATCCTTTAAGTGTTGTGGAACACCAATTGGCATTTTATTATATGCTGCATGTTTTTTATGAGGGTATTGAATCCATATCTCAATATTTGGATGAATAATTTTATCTACATCAAACCTAGCATTCTCATCTCCATTAATAAATAAAACAACTCTAGATATTTTACTTAATTCTTTAGACAGTATATTTTCATTTCCAGCAGTTTGAGGTCCAGGAATTACAACAAAGGCTCTTTCACTTTCTGGAATCTTTGTAACTTTTATTTGATTAATTTCGTACTTATCAAATATTTCTTTTATTAATCCATAGTCCCATTTGTCGCTTGCATAATCTTTTCCATCATGAGAATATAGATAAGCATTAATTTGATTCATAGTATAAATGAACCTCATGTTGATAATCTAATAATGTTTCTTTATATCCTAGCCCCCACAACCAAAATCTTAAATCATATAAGTATTCATTCCATTGTTGCATCATAAATTCTGGATGACCAGATAACCAGATCTTAGGCTTATGCTCTCTAAGCACCTTCTCAGCCCCTCCTAGGACTCTCCACTCACTGCCCTCTACATCTAATGAAATGGCGGTAGGTGGTTTAATCCCATGATCATATACACAAGAATTTATAGTAATCTGACCATATGTTTCTCCTTCAAGATATAGTTCTTTAAATCCATGTGCTGCTTCAATTACATCATTAACTTCTGGTGGCCACTCGTTGTAATATATTCTTGAAAGATTGTTTATTTTATCAGATGCAAAACCAGGAATACAGGCAAGTGGTAAATCTAAATTATTTGCACTCCAGAGTAGAGGAAAGTGTGACCATACTTTTGGGTTTGGTTCAAATACTACAGTCTCTGCTCCCCATATTTGACATAGAGCAGCGAACTCTCCTTCTTCTGCACCAACATAATAGATTACATCGCCAGGTCCAAGATTGCTATGCATTGATTGCAATCTTTTTCTTTCCCATCCTTTTTCTGTGTACCACTCAGGTCTGTTGGCACGATGTTCTGGAAGAAAGATTTCAAACTCTCCATTGATTACTGACTTTATCATTTCTGTCATTTTATAAACATCCTATTCTTGGTATCTAACTTTTTTAATAAAACTAACATGGTTCTTATCATCTTCTTTTGGGCAGTATTTAAAATCTACATCTGGTAAGTTAAATGGAGTTGGATAAAGTTCCTCAACACTGTGCCCACCTCCAGGATATTGGCCCCACTTATTGTAGA